GAAATCTACATCCGCACCTGTTTCATTAATCGTTACTGCACCATCTAAAGATGCTCCACCAGAAGTAGTCAGAAGTCCTGCGTCACTAAGTGAGGCTTTCTCTACTGCATTACTCTGAAACTTAATATCATTCCCAGAGCCATCTGCGTTTAGGGTTAAATCTTCTGCTGATGATTTAAGTGTACTCATTTAGGATGCCTCCCTTTAATTTCGTTTATCGTATCAACCCAAGTTGTCGTGCCATCTCTGTCATCATCGAACTGCATCTCGAATTGGTTTAACTGGTCGTATTCTTTCTTGCGGTTTCTTGCGTAGGCTTGTGCATCATAAGCAGTTTGCCATTCAACTTCAGCAGCTTCTATTGCTGATACTGTTGGTTGAGCATCTGATGAAATCCAAGACTTTATATAGACACCATTGCCATCACTATCGTCTTGTAAAGTAAAGTCTACTTCGGGTGTATATCCTAATTGTATTAATCCGTTTGATGTAATTGCCATAATTTATCCTATATTATTACTCTAGTTGCCGAAAAAGCACCAAGTCCGTTTGTAGATGGGGCGGTACTAGAATAAGACACGTTCCAATAAACTTGTAAATAATCAGAATCACTTAAATTTAAAATTCCAGAATAAGTTGAACTATCTACATAATATGCTGCTTGGTTACTTGTGTAACCAGTAGACCTAAAAGATATGTATTCAGAGCCATTTTTATAAAGAGCAATGGAAGGAGATGTAACATTACCAGAACTAGCATACCAATTAAGAACAGATGATACTTGATAATAACCAGCTACTCCCGGAGTAAATTTATATTCTCCAGCAGAGTTGTCATAACAATCACCATTATCCATAACCTCTGTTGAAAAAGGTACAAGTGTCCAAACGCCACTACTACCTAAAGCAGTATTAGAGTGAGTTGCTGAAAAAGATGGAGTGTTATTCGCACCAGCTTCAATACTTGACCATCAGAGCCAGTTGCGACAACTGCTGGATTACCACTTGTATCATAGGTAATAATATTACCATCTGTGCCACCAGCCATCTGTGCTAACCCAACTGCATTATCTGCTAGAGTACCACTATCAATTATATCGTCTGGCAATCCACCGACTGATATGCCCGTGACTGTTCCGCTTCCGTTAATTACTATTGCCATTAGTCAGCCTCCTCAATTGTGTTGCCATCTGCCACCCATTCAAGAATAGCTTGGTAGTCTGTGTTTGCTTCGTCTTTAGGTACATACAAAGTATTACCATTTTCTAAAGTCAGTAAATATGAGTTAGAAAAAACTCCATCTACATTTAATTTTTTTACTGATGTAATCATAATTCAGCATCTCCTGTTATATAGGCGTTAGCACCACTATCATCTATAATCAAACAGCTTTCAGCATCCGTTAAGCCTGAAGATACATCAACATAGAGTAATACTTGTTGAGTATTTCCATAATAAAAACCCACACTTGTAGTATCAACACTTGTTCCACCACAATAAACTTTAAAATGTGTGTTATCTGATTTAGCCATACTCGGATTTGCTCTCATAATTTGAGGATAAGTAAGTAATGCTCTTGCGTTGGTTGTTCCATTACATACACCACTTGCAAAAGGCATATTAGCTACAGCCGAAGTTTTATAAAAATACCTTTGACACCTAGATAAATTATCTCCGTAACTTTCGTGTTGGAAAGGTGGTATAGTTGTAGAAGAATATTCGCCTACTTCTAATTGAATACCAGTAATGTGCCAGTTGTTACTTGTGCTATCAACAGTATTGACCTGACCTACTGCTCTTGCTGTGTCATCTTGACCTCCCCAACTTGTTTGTAAAGTACCACTGGTGTAATTAGTACCCGCAGATAAAAACCAATTTATATCAAGACTTCTAGCATTATCATCCCCAAATATACCTGTTGTATCAGCAGGAAAATTAACTACTTTATGTTCCCAAGTGTCGGTTGAAGAAACTGTATAAGATTGGGAGCAAGTTCTAGTATTATCCTTATCAAACAATTCACATATATGTGTACCTGTTTTTGTACTTTTAACCCAGAATGCTAAAGTAAATTTTTCTGCATTAGCAGTTCCTTTTTTAAATAATTGTAAATCTTGTCCTTCAAATTTATGTATTATCATTGTAGAATCATCAGCATCTAAAGAACTTTGTGCAGTTGTTACATCCATTTTTAAAGCATTTGCAAAACCATTAATATAAGCATTTCCACTTGTTAAAGATTCTTGTGTCATTGTATGTTGAGAACTAGGAGAGCCAAATTCATTAAATCCAAATCTATCTAAAGCAACGTATACATCACTTCCATTTGTTAAACCAGTTACAGAAGTTGCTCTTTGACTAACAGCCATCGAACCATTGATTATCAACGGCTTTGCATTAGGTCTATTAGCGTTTGCACCAGTTAAACTAGAACCATCACCATCACTATTCAGTAGTGTGCCTGTAGCATCAGGTAAGGTAATCGTTCTCGCACTATCCGTATCTGGTGCTTGTATGGTTAGTGTACCGCTTCCCGAACCATGTCCAGTCAGTTTTATTTTACTCATTATATGCTCCTAAACTATTACCCATGTTGCTCCCGATGGTATGGTTACTGCTATCGAACTGTTGATTGTAATTGCACCAGCACTCATAGCGTTTTTCCCAGCAGTCAGTTCATAATTCGTTGTTACTGTCTGTCCATTTTCATAGAATACTTCATCAGTACCACCACCTGTTGCTCCAGCACCTCCAACAACTGCTTCACCATTTGCCTTTGTATAGATTAGACATTGAACTGTATTAGCACCTGTCGATTGGAAAGTTGCTACATCTCCTGCTGCTGTTGTTATATCATCCTCTGATGGCAAATCTAAATTAGTAGCGTGATGTGTCATCGTTAATGCACCATCGAACTGCAATGTGAATTGTTTATTGGCAGCTACAGTCATTGCTGTAAAACCAGTAGTTCCTGTTACATCGAAGTAATTACCATCTGTGTCAATAACTAAAGGATTAGCAGAGGTTAAATCACCACCTTTTACGCTAGTACCTGTTGTTAATAACCCATCCAGAGTATCTAAATTAGTGTTTAATTTCGTTCCCCAAGTATCATCTGAAGCATCCACTTCTGGCTTGACAAAGCTATATGTAGTAGTAGTTGTATCTGCCATTTATCCTCCTGATAAAGTTACTGTTACTGCTATTGTAGGTGCAAATGCTCCTCCATCAGTATACACAGTTACAGTTGTGTTCCCCAATGAACTTCCTACAGCTCTCGTGTTATCGTAGCTACCTCCACCACCACCACCTGATGAACCTGTGACTTGGATGCGTATATCTGTGTAACTGGATACTACTGAACTTGCATCGACTGCTGTGTACCATCCCTGTGCGTATGCACCACAATCTCCTCTTCCTGTATGTACAGTTCCACTCGGTTCAGCTCCTGCAATCTCAACCTTACCTGCACCATCGTACTTAACATATAAAAAATGGTCTATACAATGACTTCTTGAGTCTGTATAGGTTACATCGTCAAGACCTTGTTCCCAAACCTCTTCTCCATTGAAATAGACCTTATCGACAGAAGTGCCATTGAAGAATACTTCCTTGGCTCTAACTATTTCTGTACTGTTAAATTCTAATCCCATTATGATGTCGTTATGTATAAATTACCTCCACTCACCCACATCTTCGCCATGCCTTTGACTGTTTGAGCAGTATAAGGAGTTGCCTCTTGAACAAAAGCTGTTGTTGCAATTTGGGTTGTGTCTGTTCCACTTGCTGCTGTTGGAGCTAATGGTGTGCCTGTCAGAGTAGGAGAAGAAGCTGCTACTTTTGTACCTAACTGTGTCTGGATTGATGACGTTACTCCATCGACATATCCTAATTCCGTTGCTGTAAGTGTTCCGGGTATTCCATCCAGAACATTGATTTCTGCTGCTGTCGAAGTGACTCCATCCAAGATATTGAGTTCTGCAACTGTAGATGTAATACCATCCAATGCGTTGAGTTCAGCTGCTGTTGATGTTACTGCGACTCCTCCGACTTGCCATAGTGAAGCAGTCATGTTTGGTTTTACTGCTGTTGTTCCATCAAGCAAATCGTCCAAAGTGTCGAGTGTCGTATTAATTTTCGCTCCCCAACTCGATTCAGATGCACCCACTTCAGGCTTGACTAAACTAAAGGTCGTGGTCGTGGTATCTGCCATATTACTCTCCTAAAAAGTTCCTTTCCATACTCGAAGTTTATCAAATTCGCCACTAAGCATCTTCTTCCTGATGATTTCTTTCTTGGCTTGAGTATCACTCCATTTAATACCTGCTTCATCACACCACATCTTGACGATGTGAATGGGTATCGTTCCAACCAGTTTATTATGACCAGTTATACCAACCTTTGCCTTTCTGAGTTGTTCTGCTCTTTCAAGTGTAGGGTTGCTATCGTATGTACTCTGCACGATTATCTTGTCATTTTTTATGTCGTGATGTACTTGTTCTTTAATTTTCATATTTTCCTTAGTAGCGTGGGAGGCTTAACTCAGACCTCCCACTCTATTATTCTACCTAATTATGAGGTAGAAAAGTCAACACCTAAACCTGATGACTTCTCGTTCTTTGCAACGAGAGTTAACTCAGTCACAACTTGACGAGTTGAATTATCACCAGTTTTGGCTAGTTCGACATTCTTAGTACCTCTAAGAACAGCGACTGCCCACATGTCATCTTGCATAACGTGTACAGTCCTACCTCGATTTTCACGAGAAGGAATGAACTCGATAGTACCCCAAGGGGTTACATAGACATCCAAAGATTTTATAACCTTCTTATCACCTGCCTGAACAGATGAACGTTGGTTATTATTACCTGTGAATGCTAAAGCAAGATTCATCAAATAAGCACTCAAGTAAACACTATCTGGTTTACCTCCCTTCTCCCAACAGTTCTGCATAATTGCATCGAACTTATCTTGGTCGAAGGCAGTTTGAGTACCATCTGTACGAGCATCTGCTCCAGTTCCTGCGGCATGTGCACCACCTGAACCCTTGTTTTGAATAGTAGAAGTGAACCATGTTTCTGTTCCTGCTAATTCACGAGCAGTTGTTGCATCACCTGCTACCCTTGCATTATTAGCAAAGAGTGCCTTCTCGATGTCGAGTTTTTGCTCTTTTGCAATCTTCAAAACCTGATATGCCATCTCAGATGCACGACCGGCTTTGTCTAAGCCTTTGTCGGTATCTGGAATAACTACAGCGTTCTTAAAGATTTGTGTGTAATTACCTAGACGAGTAGTAGCAACTCTTGCTTCTGCTGTTGTTGCGTCACCCTCTATATGAGCATTAGCACCTGAAGCACGAAGTGCATCGGTTTGCCACTCATGGTAGGTATTACTTGCAGTTACTTTCTTACAGGTTGTGTAGAATGGTGTTTCTTCGGGAGATACGTCATAAATTACGTTCTCTAAGTCCTCACGAATACCAACTGCATCATAACTGTCGAAAGTATTATCTGGCTGTGCCATAATATCTCTCCATTATTTATACATTAGTTATTAAACTGATAGCGTCTTCCATACTACCAGTTTCCCTTAGTTTTGCCTTTTGGCGAGAACGTTTTTTCGCATCGGGGGTTGCATGTTTTTTTGCTCCCGGCTTCACTACAGATTTCGCACCCTTGGTTTTCACCTCGGCTTTGGTTTTACCTGCAATGATAGATTGATACTTCATAGCGTCATTTAATACCTTAATGGCTCGATGGTCAGTAATTTGGTCAATTTCATTAATCGAATAACCATAATGTTTTTGTCCTATACTGACCAACTTATCCTTGAGTTTTTGTCCTGTCTTTTCGTCAGCGAACTCAGGAATCTCTTTTTGGAGTATTTGCATCTGTTCCTGTACGAATGCATTTCTAGCATACTGCTGTGATTCACTATTTTGTTGTGAAACCTGTTGCAGTTGTGCCATTTGGTTATCGTACTCAGCCTTCTTCTCCTCGTATGCAAGGTTCTCCTGCATGTACCCTATTGGGTCAGCATCGAATTGTTCCTTGGTGGGTTTGGAAGGTGGTTGTGCAACTCCTCCATTTTGGAGTTGTTGGTATATCTGTGCTAGTTGTTGTCGTTCATTATTCAGAGCCTCATAGACGTTTTCTGCCTCTTTTCTCTTATTGGCAACGTCTTGCATACCCTGTTGGACAAATTTTTGACCTGAATAGCCTTGTTTTAAGTCATCTAAGGTTACCTGTGATTCCTGTCCATTTACTTTGACAGAATACGTTTCAGGGACTTCTTGACTTTCATACTCTTCTTGGTCTTCATCATCCGAGTCGGAAGCCTCAACTTCAACTTCCTCCTCTTCTTCAACTTCTTCAGTTTCTAACTCAGCAGAAGCCTCTACCTCTGTTTCATCAGGGGGTGAGCCTAGTTCTGTTGTCTGAGTTGTAACTTCTTCACTTGGAGCAATGATGCTCTCCACAGCATCCTCTATGGTGCTGATTTTAGGTTCAGTCGATTCATCCATCGGTGCTTCTCCTATTTCTTTAATTTACGATTGTGCATTGCTTCATCTGTATAAACAGAGTCGAAGTAATCCTCAATCAACCTTAAAGCACGAATAACATCATGTGCTTCCTCTCGTTGCTCCTGTGTGGAGTC